TCTACCGCATATTCAAGTCCAACACTTACTATAAATTTAACAGGAGCAAACATAACTGGTGCTTCTATTACAAAAGTTGAACTTGGTTTACCATCAGCAGGAGGTGCTGCTAACTTTGACATGGATGACAATGCCAAAATAAGACTAGGCGATAGTCAAGATTTAGAAGTTTATCATAATGGTACAGATTCTTTTATTGAAAATAATACTGGAGAACTTTACGTACAGGGTAATAACATAACAGTTAGATCAGATACAAGCACTGAAACATTTATAACTATGGATAAAGATGATGGTGTTGATTTATTTTTTAACAATTCAAAACGTTTAGAAACTACAGATGCTGGTGCAACAGTAACTGGAGACCTTACAATTACTGGATCAGTAACAGCAGGTGGTAATAACATTCTACAAAATGCTTATCCTGTCGGATCTATTTATATGAATGCTACTAATGCAGCTAACCCATCAACATTATTTGGTTTTGGTACATGGGCAAGATTCGGTGAAGGTAAAATGCCTATCAGTCAGGAAACTGGTAACAGTAGATTTGATACTGGTGAGGAAACAGGAGGCTCAGAAACAGTTACTCTTACTGCCTCACAAATACCAGAACATACACATAATTTGTATTCTACAAACTATCAAGGTGGTGATGATTGTGCATGGAGTGACAATGCAACAAATGGTTTAATTGGTGGTAATAATATTAATAGAGTACCTAGATCATCTACCGCTAACAGTGGTAAAGGTGCAAGACTTACAGGAGCTACTGCACAAGAACTAGGCAGCTCTGGAGGATCTGCACATGATAACATGCCACCATTTATTGTTGTCTACATGTGGAAACGGACTGCATAATGGAACAATCTAATAAAGAAATGATTATTGAAATTAAAGGTGAACTAAAACTTTTGAATCAAAAAATAGATACCTTAAAAGATAATCATTTATTCCATGTTGAAAAAGATATGCGTCAACTCAAATCTTTTGTATGGTTTATTGGTACAACAGTATTTTTACAAATGTGTTATTTGATAGTCAGAACCCTAATTTGACAAAATAGAACGAATAAGATTTAGATAACTTATGCATAAATCAATATTGGTCATAAGTGATTTACATATTCCTTATCATCATCCTGATGCTTTGGACTTTTTAAAAGGCATCAAGAAAAAATATTCACCTGATAAAATTGTAAACATAGGTGACGAATGCGATAAACACGGATTAAACATGCATGGGCAAGATCCTGATTTAGCATCTGCTGGTGATGAACTTATAAAATCTAAAAAAGTAATTAAAGAATTAGAAACAATGTTTCCCTCTATGGACTTGCTTCATAGTAATCATGGTAGCCTGGCATATAGAAGATCATTTAAAGCAGGACTCCCAAGAGCTTATATGCGAGGATATAACGAAGTATTAGAAGTAGGACCTAAATGGAAATGGCATGAGGAACTTACATTAAAGCTACCTGATGGTAACAGCGTATCATTCCATCATGGTAAATCTGCAAATATATTAGCAGTAGGACAAAAACAAGGAACTTGTTATGTACAAGGGCATTTTCATACCAAATATTCTATTGCCTATTGGGGCAATCCAATGTCATTGCTGTGGGCTATGCAAGTAGGATGTCTTATAGATAAGGATGCTTTAGCTTTTGCTTACGACAAAATATTTAAAGATAGACCAATTATTGGCTGTGGAATAATATTAAACAGTCAACCAAAATTACTACCTATGGTATTGAATAAAGGAGGCAGATGGAATAAACTGGTTCCATGAGTTCATTTGACAAACAAATAGATGGGGATCATTATTCTAAATTAGCAATACAACCAACCAAATATATAACAGCTAACAAGTTAGGTTATATTGAGGGAAATGTAATTAAGTATGTAACAAGGCATCGCATGAAAAATGGAAAAGCTGATATTAAAAAAGCAATCCATTATCTTGAGATGCTGCTAGAGGATTATGGTAAATAACTTAGTGAGAATTGAAGTACCAAATAGATTGCAGTGTTTTAATTTACGTATGATCGTAGATAATAGAACTGTAAATACATCAGTAGATTATGCTGTATCAAGTACAGGAGTAAACCCATTAGCTATATGGGTAAAGCTGAAACCTAATGAATCTACTTTGGATAGAGAGGTTCGAGCAGAAGGTAAACTAGCATCTTTACTTTTACAGTACGGATGTTCCTTAAAAGAAGTATCAGACACTCTAGGGAAAGATTCTATAATTGGAGCAGTTTCTAATTACTTAAATAAAAATATTGCAGATATTCTTGCAGGTAATCAACCTGATAAAATACCTAACTTAAATACAGATCCATATAGAATTAAATGAACGTATCAGAAATTAAAAAACGTATTCAAGGTCATGAAGGTTTTCGAGACACCGTGTATAACGACAGTCTTGGTATAGCTACTATTGGCTGGGGACATATGGTTTTGGCTAAAGATAACATTCAAGTAGGAAATAAGTACTCTTTGGACTATTTAACTGAATTATTTGATAAAGACTTTGAAATCGCTTTTAACGCCTCTAATAGGCTCATACAAGAGCATATACCTGCTTTGCATACCCATGCTCTAAGTCAGAGCCAAATCGAGCTAATACATGGTGTTCTGATCGAAATGTTATTTCAAATGGGGTATCCAAGGGTATCAAAGTTTAAAAAAACACTAAAAGCTTTAAATGAAGCTAATTTTAAAGTAGCTGCAGATGAAATGCTAGATTCCAGATGGCATAATCAAACACCTGCTAGAGCTACTGAACTATCTACAATCATAAGGAATATTTAAATGTTACAAATGTTAATCAAGCCTCTCTTAGGAGTGGCTAGTGATGCTATTGGCGGTTATGTTGAAACTAAAAAAGCCAAAGCAAAACAAAAACTAGTAAAAATTGAAGCTGAAACAGAGATTGTTAAACAGCAAATTAAAGGAGAAATAGACTGGGATGTGGAAGCTATTAAAGGAAGCAAGGAGTCATGGAAAGACGAATACCTTACTATTCTTTTTAGCATTCCTCTACTCTTGTGCTTTCTTCCTTTTACTGTTGAATATGTTGAAAGGGGTTTTGCAGCTCTTGCTATGACACCTGATTGGTACAAGTATACATTAGGTGTAATTGTATCTGCATCATTTGGTATTAAAGGAGCAACTAAATTCTTTGGTAAAAAGTAATGTGGTTTGTTATCACTATCGTATTATCATTTCATGGTATAGATGAACAATTCCATCGTGAATTTCAACTTGAAACATTTAACGATACTTGGGAATGTCATGAGTATATCTCAAAACATAAAATGGAATTACTAACACCACACCTAATTGAGTATGGTGAGTCATTAAAAAGCTTTGAGTTTTTTTGTGAGTCCAGGTATGGAGAAGAAGTATGAAAGGAATAAGCGTAGATGAAAACACCTCAGTCTCAATGCCAGTTCGTAATTTACTCACTATTATTGGCGCTTGTCTTGTGGGTGCTTGGTTCGGGTTTGGAGTCATTGAGCGACTTAATAGTATAGAAACACAACTACAGCTTATGGAAAAAGATTTAGATGCTGCAAATGCTTTTATTGATGGAGTCCCCAAAGGCGACATGGTCAGTCCACAAGTCCAGGAATTATACATGTTGGTAGAATATCTTGCTGAGAGTACAGAAAAACTTAAAGAGCAAATGGAAGCTGAGATACCACTAATATTAAAAAATGAAATGATTATACAATTTCATGAAGATCGTATTATTGATTTAGAGGAACGAAAGAATGGGAATCATTGAAACAGTTATTATACTTAGTTTGTATGTTTATGATGGTGGCAACAAAACTATTGAAGGTTGGTATCACCAAGATAATTTAAGTACATGTCTTTCAGCTAAGCGTTTGGCTGAACGTAACTCAGGCAATCAAGTGCAATATACATGCACTCTAGAGCAATGTGAATTTTCAGTAGATCAAACTGGTGTTAAACATTGTGATAAAATAATTAAATAAAGAGAGCCTAAGGAATTGCACCTGTCGTTATAGCAGTGTGCATCAAGATAGCATTAGTTGGCAAACAACCCAGAACTCTTTGCATCTCTTAAAACTCGTTGAAGATTAGTCAAATCACACACCACTTTATATTTAAATAGCAAGGGAGAAATGCACCGAGGTGTATTTTCATTCTCCCTCTATCCTATGCAACGTCACAGTTTACGGAATATTTTTACCAACCAAATTCATCTTCAGGATTCATATTCTTGATGATGCTTCTTTAGTTCTCCACATTTGAATTCTAGTATCTGCTATTTTATATAAATCTTTATATTTACTAAATCTAGCAGTAGCAAATGCTAAGTTTTCAATATGAGTTAAAAATTCTTCATTAGCTTGTGCATCTTTTGTTCTAGCTGCATCACTAGTTGCATCAGATTTTATAGATAACATAGCAATTAAAGGTTTAGAATATAAGTCAAGCAACATAGCTTCTTCTTCATATTTAGCTTTAGTATCTAAATTATGAATCATAAAGTTATATGCTTTTTCTGCAGCTTCTTCATCCAATGTAGAATTAGATGCAAATTTAATATCTTCTTCCACTCTTTTATAAGCATTAGGTTTGTAGCTCATACTATTCCTCCTTGTTTTTCGATGAATGATTGTTTACGTATGCATGTTTCACACAAAGCATTCCATCCGTCTTTACTAAAATATTGATTAAACTTTTGTTTAGCAGCTTCTGCTGTATGTGCCTTAACAGTCACATCAACCTTTTCTGTAATAGACTTTCTCATTCTTACTCCTTCACACCAATATGTTTTAGGAGCATTAGCTATATAATCATTGAGTCTGATCTTAGCATCCATCATATCTAATTTACTCAATGAATGGTCCTGCTTTCGCTTTCTAGTAGATAATTCCATAAGTTGTCTTGCACCTCTCCTGTTGCAAATAGTTCTACTTTACGTTCATCTCTATCTATTATCTCATAAATAGTAGTTCGAGAATCACCAGCTTTGTTATGTGAAGATATCATAATACAATCTAACTTAGTTTTACGTTGATATTTTCTTATCTTACCCTCACTTACAAAACTGTATGTAGATACTAATTTCTCTTTAAGTATTTCAATTAGTTCTGGTGCCTCTTTTAAAAACTCATCTTCTAAGAGTCTTGTAAAAGAAGCTTCTCCTTGACTATGACCAACGAGTATAGTGGCTACCTGACCATCTCTGCGGAAGTTCTCGACAGCCACTTCACACACATTTTCATGATATGAATCAAAAAATTGTGAGTCTAACTCGTTTATAAGATCATCAGAAAGGGATTCTTTGTCCTTTATCGTCATATTCTGCACTCACTTCTGAATCATCCATTGTACTAGCTGAATAAAGATTAACAGCGCCTTTTACATAAGCTAGTTTTTCTAGCCAAGGCATATCTTTATCTAGCATAGCATCATTAACTGCTCTTACTCGTACCATATCACCTGATCGTATTTGGTCGTTAAGTGATTTAGTAATAGTTTTCGTTATAGGTGATGATGTATCTTCGTCTAGATTGTCATCTGCTAGTGCTTCTAGATCATCTACAACCTTTAGTTGTTTAGCTGTGTATGATTTGCCATTCTTACTATAACCATCGAATTCAATCCAAGAACCTTCTTTCAAAGTGTTTGTTGGATCAGAACCGTCTGATAGTAATTTAGCATTCCAGTATACAACAATATCGTTGCCACTGAGTTTTGCAGGAATCCAGAATTTGACTTGATCGCCTTCTGAATAATCTCTTGCGTCTTTCTTTAGTTGTGCTTGGTAAGCCATGTTATTACCTCCTTTAAGCTTTAGCCCAATACCTATTAGCTCGTTGCCTAGTGTTTTCATCCCACTGGTATCCTTCCGTATTTAAGATGTTATATTTCATAAACTCTTTTGCATCTTTGAATAGATCATTATTCTTCTCTATTTTCTCAAATGCTTGAAGCATGAATTCACCCTCTCTCTTTACTACTTGATCAGGTATACCAAATAAGGCACACTTTTTATCAGTAGCATAAAGTAGAGCAACATCTTTACCACTTAAAACACCATACAAAGACACTTGTCTTATATGATTCATTTTTGTTTTAAACGGATCAGTTGGAAACGCCTGGGTTGCTTTAGTGTCAATAATTAAATCTTCATACTCAAAATCAGGAACATAACTAATCTTATGTTTAAGAGTTTCATGCTCTACAATATATTTTTTATTATAATGCACTAACTCTTTGTCTATGGTCTTTAAAATAGATACAAAGTTCTCAGCTATACCGCTTACTTTATCCATTTGTTTAGGTATTACACCATTATGGGTCCAATCTTCATCTTTCTTTAGTGCTTCTTCTGCAACAGTTTTAAACTGGATAACAGCTAAATCACTAACATTACAATCGGACATAGTAATACCTGCATGGGCAGCAACTTCTGATGCAATACCCATAGCCATACTATAGTTCATTTCTGATTCCTCTCTGAAGTAATTACGCATTAACCACAACGAGGGATTTGATATATAATCATTACCACGTGAAGCGCTATGACGATAATCGTCTGACAGGATCGGTTTGTTTGGTTTCATTACTTACTCCTAATTAATCATATTCATTGCATAAATACAACAAATCATTCATATTATTTGAGTGGAGAAAGAGGACAAGAGAGACATACAACCAGTACTAAAGCAAGGTAGCTACGTAATGGTTATGAATCTTCGTGAATGCTCTTTAGACACCCTTCGTAATCGCAATTTAATCACAGGTACTCAGTACTCTGCTGGTATCAAATATCGTAAGTTATATGAAAGATCATTGCTAGGTACCAGAGTTTCACCGCTATCTGATAAGATAGATGGTGGTAAATCCGGTTCCATAGCAGATCATAAACTTGAAGCCATGGAAGAATTAGCTAGATGTGCAAATGCAGTAGGTACTGTATCTGCTACAATACTAAATCTAGTATGTGGCGAGGGATACAGTATAGGTGAAATCAATCAAAAACTGAACTTTTCTAAATACTATGGTGGACATAGACTTAGAGAAGCTCTTGGTGAAGCTGCGTTCCATTTTGGACTTGCCAATAAAGGTAATACTATTCGTGGCTAAACGTAAACGTATAGACAAATCACTCTTTGATCCTAGTATACCTACTAGACACCGTTCACCAAAGCATCTGATGTTAGTACGAGAACAGCCTTGCTGTGTTTGTAAAACTAATTATGACA